AATGAAAGAATTAAAAACGAGAATAGGAGAAAATAATGGCTGAAACAGATAACAGCAGAAATGAAGTCGAAATCGATTTAGATAAGTACATGGCTATGATCGAAAAGCTTGATGAACAAGAAGATAAGATCAAAGAAATGCAAGAAGAAGCTAAAAAGGCAAGGGATCAATTGGCCCCACCTAAGCGTAAATTCATGGACTTATTTTTGGATGATAATGATATTAATGAAAAAGCAATCATTGGTTTTATATCATTCTTTCTCATGACAGTGTTTGGTATTACTGATTTAGTAACTGCGCTTGTATGGGATATGGATTTAAAAGTTTCTGAAACAATATATACATCATTTGTTGTTGTAACACTTGGTGCATTTGGTATATCAGAAGCTGGAAAAGCTTTCGGGAAATAATTAAATGGCAGAGGAAAATAAGACAAAGAAACCATTGGCTGAAAAGTCAGGTATGGATTCACTATTAGAAACTTTAAAAGAGCAGGCTGAAATAAGCAAGCAAACAAAATCCTCTGCTGAATTACAAGCAGGCCTAGCAATGGCTATGGCTGATAAAAATAATAACCTACAAGGTGAAGCATTAAAAGAAATGCAGGACCTACAAGCATTATTGGCAGGTAATAAATTTGATGATATAGAAGCTCAAAAAGAAGCTAATGCAAGAGCAGAAGAAACATTAAGGCTACTTGGAGAAATTTCTGAAAACACAGAGGCTTCAGGCGAAGAAAAACTTGAAGGTCTAGGTCTAGTTGCTGGTATTGTTGGAGCAATTACGGTCGGACTTGCAGGTTTTGTATCAGGTGTTATACTTGGTATTACTGATGCAGTAGTATTACTTACAAAAGGATTAGGCAGGGCTGTAAAAGCTATTATACCTGAATTTGCAAAAAATGCATTTAAAAATAATATAACAAAACCTCTTGCTGAATTCTTTAAACGATTTAAAGCTTCTTTTACAATGGGTACCAAAGGCTTAAAAACATTTAAGGCTGGTATTTTAATGACAACAGCTAATTTCTTTGGCCGAGTCACAAGAGCATTTACAATTAAAAAGAATGTCTTTATGAATGCCACTAAGGCTATTAGAGGTAGTATTAATAATATATTTACTAGAATTGGTAGCGTCTTTAAAACAATTGGTGGTGGTTTAAAAACAATGTTTAATTTTATTTTAAAACCATTCCGCATGGTAGGAGATGCATTTCGATCAATAGGAAAAACACTTGGCTTCATAGGCGATACCGCAAAAGCTACTTCTAAAGGTGCTAAATCTGCAGGTGGCGTATTAAAAACATTGGGTAATTTCTTAAAGAGTACTTTTTCTGTATTCCAAGGTATTGGTAGAACATTAGGTCGATTATTCTTACCTCTTACTATTTTAATGACAGCCGTTGATGCGATTAAAGGAGCTATTGATGGATTTACAAAACAAGAAGGCGGACTCATATCCAAAGTATTTGCCGGAGTGATTGGTGGTATTAAAGGTGCTGTTGTAGGACTTGTTGGTATACCACTTGATTTATTAAAATCTGGTATTGCGTGGGTTGCAGGTAAACTTGGCTTTGAAAACTTTTCCGAAACACTTGCCTCATTTAGTATTGCTGAACTAATTGGTAATTTATTTGATAAACTTAAAAATACCATATTCGGTTTCTTTGATGCAATGAACGACGAAACAGGTTCATTTAACTGGGGTAGAATGCTAAAAGTTGTATTTGGTACTTTAATGAATACATTAACATTACCATTTAGATTATTATTAGAAGGTTTAGCTAAATTAGCTGAGAAGATACCATTTAAAGGCGATGATATTGCTGCAGGTATTAGGTCATTTAAGGACGGTATTAAAATAGATACAGGCGTAGACGCAGCAATTGAAAATCAAGAAATGAAAACTGCAGCCAGTAAACAAAGTGAAGAGCTTAACCAAGCATCAACTGAATTAAAATCAGAAGAAAGAGCCGCAGCTACTACTAAGTCAGATATCATAAGTGCAGTCACTGCAAGTAATACATCAAATAGAGCGGGTGATACAATTATAGTAGGTAATATGGATGCTCCAGATACTATTGCAGCAGGACTTTCTAATCGATAAAAAATTTAGTTATATCTTTAACTGAATCAAAATACTTATAATCATCTGAATAAAGATACTTAATACGTTTTTCTTGTTGAGTATTTAATTCTATATTCATTGTTCTTATATTATGCTTTTCTGAAGTATAATCATCAATATCAAATATATCTCCATTAAAATGTTCTAAGAAATATGATTGTTTTCTAAAATGAATATTAGCATTTATTTCATCTAATAATTCGTTCTCTAAATATCTAATAAATTCATTTATTGAATCTCCATGTAATGCTTTCATCTTTCGTGTAAGACTAAAGTCTTTATACATTGATATAAAACGATCAATAGGATTTCTTATAAAAGTAAAGTTATATTTACCATTTGAGATTGCTTCGAACGGTGTAATATAGTCCATTAACTTAGTTCCGTGTACCCACATATTAATATTATCAGAAGGTATTTCTTTTATAATTTGAGGATTATAAAGTTCTAAAAGTTTATATTTGATTGTTGTGTTACCACATTTAGGTAATGCCCAGAAGTTAATATCTTCTATACTTGCAATACTATATAGGATTTTATTTTCGTAGGACATAAAAAGGTGGGGAGCCGAAGCTCCCCGATAGAATTAAGATTCTTTTGCGAGTTTAGCGAAATAACTTAATGTATCATCCTCATCTGCTGAGTTATCAGCTGGTGGAAAGGATGTATCAGCTTCTGTCATAGTAGGAGCTGGAGTACTTGGCTCAGCTTGGAATGGATCAGCTGCTGGTGCATGACCTGCAGTAACTCCTAATACCTTATTGAGTTTCATACTTAATTCATCATAAGTTTTATAGTTTTCAGGCTTTAAGAAATCCTGTAAGCTATAGAGTTTGTCATAGACTTCAGTAAGTCTTGCTTCATCGCCATCAAATAATGCGGCTGGTGAAGAGAATTCTGATTTGTCATAGTTGACCCACCCTTCTACTTTTCTGATTTTGATTTTGAAGTCAGCGCCTTCCCAGAAATCATAAGGATTTACTGGATCTTCATCAGCGAACTGAGGTTGCATGACATCCATAATCTTATCAAAGATCTTTTTACCAAACTTATAAAGGAATACCTTTCCTTCATTTTGAGGATTGTCGGGATCAGAGACGACGAGCACGTTTGATACATAGTGCAGTCTTCTTTTCCTTTCCCTAGCAAGAGCTTTATCTTCATCGCGACCAGAGTTCCAAAGTAAACCATTTGATTCGCTCACTGGATCTGGTTGTCCAATAGATGTTAAAGAGTTCTCAATATACCATAAGCCAGTAGGGCCTTTAAACCCATGATCCCAATACCTTACCCAAGGAAGATCTTCACCTTCTTTGGCTGGTAGGAATCTGACTACGGCATAACCGTTTCCTGCTTTATCTCTCGTCGGTTTCCAAAAACGATCGTCTTCATAAGAATTAGATTCTGTTTTTGCTGTTGATACCGCTTCTGCTGCTTTTACGAGTTTGTCGATTGACGAGCCTCGCATGCTCTTTAGATTTTCTAGTGACATATATTTCTCCTGTATTTACACTGTATTACTGAATTATCCACTTTATACATAATATATTATACCACATTACGTGGCATTTGTAAAGGTTTCTTTCAATAAATTTAAACATTTATTTCGATCAAACTTTACGAATGGTTTGTATTTCATTATCTTACGATAGATGTCCGGCCAAATAATTGTGTCCGTAATCTTTTTATTTTCACGTTCTACAAAACCAAGTATTGAATCCAAGATAACTACTGTTTCTAAGAGTATTTCTTCTTGCATCCAAAGCTTTATAATCAATGGATGATTATTATCTTCTGCTTCTAAAAGAGAATCAAATGTCACATCCATATCATTAAGTTTATTTATATCAGTTTGAAACTGATACGTTAAAGATTCCATAACTTTTTTATGGTCTCTATAATATTTTTCTCCACCTTCATTAAGCATATCACCGACATACTTAACATCATTTTTAAAGTTAGCAATATAGAATTCTTTTAATTCCTTCTCATATGTCTTTGCTAACTTGGCAAAAAAGAACTTATCTTTTCGTTTAAAAAATGATGTAGGTTTTACTGAAGTCTTAAAATGATATTTAATCGCATCATATCCATCTGTTTCGAAATGGAGTTTAAGTGCGTTATATAATTTGTAAGACTCAAAAGGATCATTCATAGAGGTAGTTTATTACCTCGTTTGACTTTAATAAGATTTAAGCTTGCTGCTTCTTCTTCAATTTTCTGTTTAAGAGAATCAGTTAAAAGCTTTTTCATATTCTTATAATCCATAGCTCGTTCTTCTACAACATAAGATGCAGCATCTATATATGACATATTGTTATTTGCTACAAGATGCTCAACAGCTGCTGAGAATCTCTTCTTAGTCATAATCTTTTGTTCTAATGGATTATCCGACATTAAAATGTCCTCATTAAAATACAGTCAGCATTAATTCTGCCTGCAGGTTGACTTATTTTTGTAGTTAATGAGTCCCAAACCTTTTCGATCTGTTTCTCTGTTTTATTTATAATCATAGGTAATATTTCATCAGGTTTTCTTAATGTTGCTTGACGAGATGATTTATCAAAGTTTTTAATTGATGTACCTGATATTTCAAATCCTGATACTGATGATGTTGTATATTCAATTAATTTTTTATTCTTACGATTATATACATATAGCTTATTTTTACCTGGTATCATAACTGGATTAATTGATGTAAGTTTAACATCATTGTCTTCTTCACAATATTTGAGTTTAGCCACTTGTTGATCTGAAGCTTTAACCTTTTTAGCTCTTGGAAGCTTTGTTGCTTTAAATGAAGAGCGTAGTTTTTCTAAGTCATCAAACACTTCTTCAAATTGCTTCATCATTTTTCTTTTATCTCCTTTAGAGATATGTGAATAGCCTTCAATACAATCATCGCATGTTTTTTCGTATGCGGCTTTAATATTTTCATACTCTGGTAAGAGTAACTCTTTAAACATATTAATTGCATTACCTTTTAAGCCATGTCCTTTAAATCTATTATAACAACTAAAAGTTTGTTTAAAATCTCCTTCAAACCAACCTTCAACAATAACTCTATCCCAATCGTGATAGATAGTTTCTAAAACTTTTCTTCTTGTTCTTTCAGCTGGAGTAATAACAACTACTGCTTTCTTTTCTTTTTCTTCTATTTTTTTAAGAAGTAATGCTTCTTTATAGAGTTCATCAATAAAGTCTTTACACATTTCAATTTTATCATCTTCATATTGAAATCCTCTGTAATAGAGTTTAATAATCTTATTGACTTTCATAAACTTCCAGTCTTTTAGTCTTTTAAGTACTGATATTTTCTTTTTATCATATCCCATAACATCAGCGGCAAACTGATATGTTGTTGGCATATAATCTTTAGTTTTATAAAAGTAATTATACCATTGAGCACCGTAAGTCCAAGTTGAACTTGTAAATTTAGACTCTGCTGTATAAATTGGTTCTGGTCCAAGATACTTATCGTCTAAACTTGGTCCTCTTTTCTTTTTTCTAACTGCCATATTTCTCCTTAATCATGTTTATATATCTATTATATCATAGATCTTATCAAATGTAAACGATTATTTTTAATAAAGGTGGTCAAGACTCCGCGGGTGATAAGGAGTTGCGTTGATGAGCCCTGACCTTTGATTAATTAACTCCTACTTGGAATACAAAATTTTCTGCTGCATCTTCAGCATATGATTCACTATGCATACCCATTGGTGTCATTTCTTTTAATTTATCATTAATAAATTTTTCTACACACCATACTCCGTCGTTTCTTTGACAGACTTCAGCTCTAAATTCAGCACCATTAATTGTATTCGTATGTGTTGAATAATAGTCATAGGTATATCCACGTTCGATTAAAAGATCAATCTTTTTTTCCATATCATCAAGCTTGATCATTACATCATCAAAATTATACATCGTCGTTGTTCTCCATAAATAAATAATATATTGCGCCAATAGCAAGTGCTGCCATGACAGTGTAAATTAAAACATCCATTAGTTTCTCCTCATTTTACTAATATCTTCAGCCTCTTGCTGACTGATTACTGGTACTGCATTTGACTTATGCATTGTTGCAATACCTTTTACCAATGTCCCTGTATAGACTGGTGATTCTTTTTTTCTTGTATCAGCTTCTGGATAGTTGCCATTTTGCATGTAATCTTCCATAATTGATTTATATTGTTTTGCCTGCTCTTCTCTTAGTTTATCTAAGGTTGATTGAGTAGGTTTATATGCTTTAAACTCAGGTCTTTTCTTTTTAACTGGATTTAATGCATGATTCTTTCTTTTACGACCACAAGGTGAATACCTAAGTGATCCCATATAAAAACTTGTCGCACCCATTACTTAGGACCTCCATTATGTCCAATCATTGATTTGTTTTTTTGTGCTTCTCTCCAGGCAAGGAAATGAATTGCGACTTCTCGTGTTGAGTGAGTTAGAGTACTCATTGGACTTCTTTTTATTTTTTTCATAATCTAAATATTTTTCCTAAAATGTTATCAACCTCTGGATCATTAAGATGTCCTAAAACATCATCAGTGATTTCAGTATCATAACAAAGTTCACCATGAAATAATACTGCGACTTCCCATAGACCTTTTTGATATCCATATGAGCCTCTGTGTTGTATTACGCTAGCTCCATATCCATTTGGAAATTTGTATACTTTTTGTATACCTCCGTTATGTCTATTTGTTTCGATTAAGTATTCTTTCATATGTATATTATACCATAGTTTCAGTCTAATGTAAACTGTTTTTGTGAATTATTTTTAATTATTTCTTATGTACTCGTTAATAAGATCTTCGCCTTTTAGCTCTTCGCCAAGATAAACATAGTCTCCATCAGCAAATTCTCTTTTAACAAGACCTGAATAATATTGGATATCAGTTACAAACTTTCCGTCTTCAGTATCTTGTGGTCGTGTATCATACCACATAGAATCCATTGAATGCGCATGTAAGCTCTTAATTGTTTGAGACCATTTTTCTGCTTCTAATAAAAGCTTTTGTCTTTCTACTCTATCACTGTATTGACTCACTTTGTGATCCTCCTCTTTCTGCTTTTTTAATAAGTTCTTGTAACTTAGATTCCCAAATTAATTTAAAATCTGGATCTTGAGCTCTATCACGAGCTTTTCGTAAGGCTATGGCTTTTCTTGTAATATTACTCATTAGTTCCACTCCTGGTCTAGCTTAGATGCTTCAAATGCATCCATATAAGATGTACCTTCGAGATATCGACCAATGTCTTTTTCGCTATGATACATATTTTCTTCTTTAAAACAATCAAGTCCACCTGGTGATTGCTTACCAGCTTTTTTAACTTGCTTAGTCAATCTTTGAGACTCTTTGATAGCAGCTTTTCGTGCATCAAGATTAGCAATAATATCCTGCATCTCTTTTTCTTCTTTAAATTGATTCAATTGTTTTTTTAGTTGTTCAAATGATTTACTCACAGTATTTCTCCTTCTATTAAATTTTTATCTGAAAAGCCGCCACCAAATGGAGCTGACTCTAATCTTGTTGCGCAATATTGATTGTCATATTGCATTCTTTGTTCATACTGAATATTACCTATACGAGTTTTAGCGTCTTTATCATTTTCAGCATATACATAAAACTCTGCGGTTACTAAATATCTTTCCATTACGCAGCCTCCTTGATAGCAAACCAAGCTTTAAGCTCAGCTTCTGTATCGCAGAAATCGCCATCTTCCATTAAGTAAGAAACTTTGTAATTTAAACGACTGTAACCCATTTGATCATGAGTCCAAGTCTCAGTCTTTTCTAAGATTTCTTTTTTCATCCAACCATCTTCACGGTTATCAGTGATTCTCATAAAGTTAACTTTACCATCAACAATATGAAATGTAGTAGGGGCATTTAATCCACCATCAACGTCTAGACGCTGTCCTATAACAGAAACATCAATAATGTATTCCTCACAACCACCATTTGACCTAATTAAATCAGTAGTGATGTAAGGTTTAACTTGTGCAACAATTGTAGCAACTTGATTTTGTTCTAGATCGCCACAGTTGTCCATGACATAAGTGTTGCCACCTTTGAATTTCATGTAAGGGTTTTCTTTTGTACCATAGTTCTCTAGGTACTGTGTATTGATTACTAATTTATTCATTACGCAACCTCCATGATAGAGATTGGACAGTTAAATTCTCTGCCATCGATTTCAACAACCGCTTTTGTACGATTGAGTTTTACAATGGTTCCAGTTAAGCTGCCTTTTCTGGAAGTTATGTTGACGGTTTGGCCAACAACAAAAGCTGCTTTTTTAGCAGCTATAAGAGAAGCTCTAAGAGATTTTTGTTTTGCTCTTACAACTTCGATTATCACATTCAAATCTTCCATTTGGTCGATTTGGTTAATTAGCTTGATTGCTTGTTTCATAATTACTCCTTATCTTGAATTATATGTATATTATACCCTAGTTGGGAGACAATGTAAAGGGATTTTGTGAATTGTTACACAATTGTTACACAACTGTAACACAACTGTAACATTTCTCTTCAAGTATTGTCTCTGTTACGGTATTTTACCTTCGATTTGTCGAACTGTCTATTTGCTGTGCGCTGAAAAGATAGCTCAATCTGACGATCAAGC